GAAATCAAATGGGTAAAAACAGGATCTAACGCAGAATTTATCCCATCTACCTAAAACACATGGAATTTAAAAAGAACAAAGGAACTAAGAAACAAGAAAAAACTTATGGCCCTATGGGTTTAAGTGAGGTACGACTGAGAGCTTTAATGAACGAGGATGAAGAAACCTACAAATTCGTTAGAGAGGTATGCGGCCCTTTAGTAAACCTGTATGAGTTTCTTAAAAGTAAGGGATACACAAATGATGAATGTTATCTAACAGCAAAGAGACTTTGTATGATTAATCTTGGTCGGTACATGGAAGAGGATACGAATTACGATGAATACATAGTCGAAACCCATTACGATTAAAGCTCAAGTACTTTTCTTAACCAATTCTTGAATGTACGTTGTCTAACGGGGTTCTCTAAGCAAGCAATCCTAGCTTTACATCTTGCTATTTCTTTTAAACAATTAGCAATAAATTGTGACTGATGAAAATGTTGTCTTTCTACTGCCTCACAGTGCCTTAATAATTGTTCTTTTGTTGCTCCTTCTGTAAACCATAAAATTTTTTTCTCTAACTCTAACTCTTGCTCTACTGTTGGAGGTTCCATTAGTTTATCTAAAAGAACAAATTGTTCATCTAAGTTCTCCATCTAATTCTTTACCTTTAGCTGCTAATCCAGTGTAAACACCATTTAAAGGATTGTCAGGTAAATGACGACCATCAAGTACGTACCAACGCTCCATATTTAACATTCTTTGCCTGTCTTCTTCTAACCATTTTGGATCGTAACTTGTCATTGCAATGTAGTAGTTGAATTAGGGTATAACCTTGATTGAAGGAAGTTTACAGCTTCATCATCAAGTGTATTTGTAGTCTGTTTTGCTGCTGCTTTCAACAGGTCAAGTAACAGTTTTTTACCTGTTTCGCTACGCAAAAAAGAATAAAGAAGAGGTAGAAACGGTTTAGCTAGTTTTCGCATAATTAGACTCACTCTTCACAATCTTATATATAACCGCTACATTTGGCTTGGTGGTCCCCATCACCCAGATTAACCTCCCTGGACTTGCAAAGCAGAGGGAGGTTTTTCTGTTACAACCAATAAGTAACTTAGCAGGGTTATGGAGCAAAAAACGATTGTATGTTTTTGTTCACACTGCTTAGAAAAAAGAAGACAGATTGAGAGAGCTTACCTATTGAACAACAAAAAAGAACTGGCTAAGGTTAAATAGCAATTTATTAGGAGGCTGCAAGCTTAAGTATCAAACATCGAGATTAGGTATAGACATTACCCCCTATGGACGGTAGGGGGTTTTGTTTTGGTCTGGGATGATAAACCTCAACTTCTGACATGCATTGAGGGCAACTTAAAGAGGCAACAAAATCAAAATCTTCTAAATGGTCACAACTAGAATCACCACCCCATATCAATTCGGTGTCGCAGTGCCAACAGTTCACTTTTTCTTTTCCCAATGCTTTATTAATAACTCTAGTTCTTTAATCCTGGCTTTAGCCATTGCTATCTTTTCCTCCATCCATTTGGGTCACGTCTTGCTGTCAGTGTAGCTATATCCCTTTCAATAGCATTTAAACGATGGAAAATTTCACGGATATCCCCTTGTCTTTTATTTGTTTGGTTCGCTAAAACCATTAACGCTCCAGAGATAGCTGCCCCTATCAGTGCTGCTAGTAGTTCTTGAGGCATTTTGTACGTTTTAGGAGTAATCTTAGACTATTGTTTCTATTTTTCTATGTCCGAACCCAAGCCAGAAAAGAAGAATCCGTTACAAAAACTTAAAGACGGATTAGAAGATAAAGAGGAACAATTACAAGTTTTATCTACATTTGTGAGATTAGGAGTTGTAGTTTGGAGTGGATTTATATTAACTTTAAACTATGTAGAATTGCCAGGTTTAGGTAAACAAGAAAGGATCGACCCGACTTTCATAGCAAGCGTGTTCACGGGAGCACTTGCCAGTTTTGGTTTGGAGACTGCGAAGAAAAGAGGAGATGGAACTTACAAGGCTGATGAAGAAAAAAGGAAAGCCGAAGCGGAGGCAGCAGGGTTTAGTAATGGGGTTCCTTACACGATCATTAAGGTCGAGACTCCAATTAAACTCGTACCAGATAAACCAAGAATTGATCCTGTCTCTGGCAAAGAAATTGATCCTCAAAGTGGGAGGTTGACATGATGACAGGAGATTTTTCAGGCGACCTTTCTATTGATGCAAGACAAGAAACTCGTATTGTCTGCACAGAAATGAAACTCAAAAGAGCAGAGGAAAAAATAGGAGATTTAGAAGATAGGGTTAGGCTTTTAGAGAAAAGAGTATTCCAGGCTGCCGCAGTTGTTAGTGCAGGTTTGGCAGTATTAGGATTATTAGCACAAATTAGTAAGGCTTATTTATGAAAAAGTTTCTAATCTTGCTTTTACTAGCGAGTCCAGCGCAAGCAGACATGCGGCACTCAATAACCACCTCAGCAAAAGTCCAACTTGACGCTGCTTATAGCTCGGCCTCAAGAATCGGAACAACGTACAGCGTTACAGGTAATAACATCACCCCAAGCACTACGGTTGGAGGAACTACCACTTCTGGTGCTATCGGAGGATTAACTGCTGATAGTGTCACTTCAGGAGTCCCTGCGATTGTGGACACAGACTTTTCTGTGACCACTGCTGGTTCTGCCTATTCGATGACCGAAAGCCTAGTAATGGGTGATGCGATCCAGAGTGCAACTACGGTCACTGGAGGTGTTGTTCCAGCTTTACCGTCTCTGGGAGTGACCGTAACGGGGTCGGGCGGTGTTTCAGGTGGGACGATAACTTCTTTGAGCTCAGGTGTTCATACTTGTGCTGGCACAATGGGAGCTGGATCTAGTTGCACGGCACAGACCATAGTTGAGTCGGTGGTGGACTGATGCATATACCAATTATTGTTTGCTTTTCGGCTTTCTTTATTGTTGCTGTTTTTAATTTCCTAATGTGGAAACACTACATGGACATACATAGATGAAACGTTATTTGCCTCTATTATTGTTATTAAATAGTTGGCAAAAGCCAGTCGTAGCAGTGCCAGTGGTCCCTAATTTTTCTAGCGGAAGCATGACCGCAGTGACACGTACTACTCAAAATATTACGGAAAATATTGTATCAACAGATTATAATACTGGTCATTCACTATCGATTACTGGAACGAATTTAGATATAGATGGTGCAACAATGTTACCCAATCCTACAACTATTAACCAAACTGTAAATGGAACAACTTACCAATGGACTGGAGCAGATTTATCAACAATGCCCAATGTAACTATCAGAAATCCAGGGGCAGCATTTCAAATGAATCAACATTATGTCGGGCCAGGTCTATCAAATATTACCAACATAACCCGCACAACTCAGGTAGAAAGCGTTACAGAAACTACCTCTACATTCTCTCAATAATATTCGCACTTAATCCTTTAAAAGTATTAGCAAATACCTCCCAAACCGCAGCTCCTGTAGCTAATTCCAGTGGTTCAGTAACGAATATGGCTATACAATCCTTGCAAGGTAATATGATAACGAACCAATATGGGAATGGAATAGTTTGTCAGGGGCCAATGTTAACAGCATCTCCCTTTTTAACTGATAGTTTCCAGCAACAATTACCACATGAATATTGGTATAAATCACCCGTCTATGATGACGATGGAAATATTATTTATTACCAAGATATTCGTACAGGTCAGAAAGATTCTGCAAGTTTAAATTGGGGCTTTAGTATTACTTTTTCAATGCCATTAGATAACTCTTTACAGAGAAGATGCAAGAGAGCTGCTGATGCTCAGATAGCGATCCAAGAACAAGTCCTTGCTGACAAACAATTATCGTGGCACGTTGCTCGCCTTAAAGAATGCGGTCAACTAAAGCTTTCTGGAATTGAATTTGCTAAAGGTTCAGTTTTTTATTCCCTTTGTGAAGATGTTCTTGTTAAGCCCAAGATGGGACAAGTGCTTCCTCATAGGCATAACATCCCTCCTATTTCTTCTTCTTCTTCAAAGGAGGTAAACCTCGTTTCTCCCGATAAGCAATAGTTCGTCTTTCAGATAAGTTTGGACGTTCCACTTTTTTACCTAATATCTTTTTAACTCTATTTACTATCTGTTTGATGATGGGCTTGACGGCTCTCAAAAGTAATGGGGTACTCAACGCAGCCGTTGTAGCGACTAGAGTGATTGAGCCCGTTTTGATTACTTGCGGAACCGTAGGTATTGCATCAATTATCTGTTGTTGAACATTTAATTTTTTATATCTAGTTACACAACGGTTTCCAACCAATTCATACTTAATAATCTGTTTAGTACCTTCCTCGACCTTTGTACCAATCTCAGGAGCACCATCGGGAGGACAATCTTGTGGCTTTGCTTTTGGTACTTCTGGTGCTGGAGGGGTTTCTGGTTGCTCGTATCGTTGAGGTTCTTCGTCTTCTGTATAAATAAGTTCTTCAGGGACATAATTCATTGCGTCGTAAGACGGATATTGTGCGTCACATAAAACTAAATTTCCATCAGGATCATTAGTAACTAGATTTTCATTTTCATAAGATCGCCTCGCCTCAATACAGCCAGGAATATTAACAACAGGAAACCCCATAGGTAACACCACAGGGACATTAGGAGTATTAATTGTTGGAGCGTTTATGAGATATGTTCTAACTGGTTCTATCCCAATAGAATTAATTCCTATTTTGGGGATTTCTGTCAAAACTTAGGAATATCAAAACCACCAGCCCCACCAGTAGCTTTAGGCTTTGCAGTAGGAAGAACAGGACCAGATAAATCAGGCATACTTAGCGATCCGGTAACGTGATCCATTAATTGCTGCTTTAACTTTTCTTGGTTTGTTTCGTTGGTAAGCCAAAAATAAGAAAACACCCCGCCACCAGTGATTGCGGCTACAAGTAAGAAAGAGATTACACTAATAATGTTGAGAATTTTTTGCATGATAAAAGACGCAATTTTAAAAGCTCTTGCTCACACTAGCCTAATTATGACTATTGGGCTTCTGCCTCTACTGCCTCTGTATCTTCTATTGCAGGATCGTCTGAACTCTCAGGCTTATCCGACTTTTCAGACTCTTGAATTAAAAGAGCTGCAAACTGTAAAGCACCATCAAGCGTCTTAATTTGGTTGTCTGTTTCATTAACAATTTTAAGAGCTTGTTCTTTTCTTTCGTTTGCCTTAGCTAAATCAGCCTTTAAGCCTTCGGCATATTTCTTGAGAGAGTCGGTTGAAACTGTCATAAAATCAGTCAGGTGTATAAGTCCAAGCGTCCCTAAAAGTGCGATCATTAGGGAAAATTGACCTCTCTACAATAGTAGAAGTCTTACCACTTGGCACGTCCTTGGCTTGAATTTCTTCAACTGTTAAAGTTGAGTTAGGCGCAGGAATGACGATGCACATATTCCCATCATCATCTGTGTACACAATAGTTTTCGTAGTAACTGGCATTACATATCTCCGAATATAGCAATGCAAGCAGCGTCAACGTGCTCGTTATTGTTACCTAAGTTTCTCATTTGATACTGAAAGTAACTTGTTGCAGGTGCATCATAGCCTACTACAACACGACCACCACCGCCACTCGATCCAGCTCTTGCTCCAGAAGTAAAACAATAATTAGAGTTAGAAAAATTACTTGAAAAATTTATTTGTTGAACAGCGTAAGAAATATCAGTCAAGGAACTTGCTCCATAACTATCTCTAAAGTATGGCGTTCCAGCATCTCCCTCTACATTCACCCAAACTCTTGCACCTGTTGCTACTGGTGCTCCAGATGAGGTTACATAACCAGCCCCGTTTGTAAGTTGATTATTGTTAGTAACATTAGTTGCTCCATCTGCAACATTTAAAAGACTTCTTACAGCACTAGCCGATTGGTGATAGTACCATCCACTTTCAGCAGCTACGACAAAACCGCCGCCACCGTCTATGTTGCTTGAACTTAAGGCAGAGTCAGTTGTTGTCCGACCTTTTACCCAAGTCCCTTCAAAATAACGTGCATTTATATCGCCATCACCATCCCTAGCAACAACCGTAGAACCTGTTGCCGCTTCTGCTGCATGATAACTATCTACAGTATCTGCATTAAGTCCTGACCCAGATCCGTCATTGCCTTCATGCCAAATACGATAAGAGTTAGCACCAAATGACCAGCCGCCAACAGCCAGATCATTTATTCCTGCGTCTAGACCGAAATAACAAGCAAAATCGTTAGCAGTGTGAAATGCGAAAAATGCATCATTAGCCGAGTTGACGTTATAAACTTCAAAAGCCCCGTGATATGCAGTAGCTGTATCTATACTGTCGTGGTTATCTGTTTCACAATTAGCAAAGACAATCCGATGAGAGCATGTATCATCCGCATTCGATCTTAAGAACGCACTAGAGTCAAGGCTGTCTAAGGTTTGAGCATTTCCGCCGTCTGCCGAAGTTATATAACCAGCTCCATTTGTTAACTGATTGTTATTAGTAACATTTGTCGCACCAGATGCTATTCCGTCTAATTTACTTCCATCAGACGCAACATCTCTACCGTCAACAGTTCCTGTGACTGTGATGTTTCCTGTGACATCCAGACCAGCCCCTACATCTAGATTCCCGTTTACACTTACCGTCCCATTAGAGTCAATAACAAGTCTGTCGGCGTTGGAGTTAGTAGTATCCTCAATTAAAAAATTGCCACTTTCTACAGCAATCCTAAAATCGGAATTATTATTAGTGTCAGTAAAAAATAATCTAGGGGCTGTATTTGATATTGTTACTTGTCCTGTTAAAGTTAAATCTCCACTAGCCGTATCATCAGCATCCGATCTTAAGAACTGACTAGAATCAATCGAATCTAAAGTTGCAGCGTTTCCACCATCTGCCGAAGTTATATAACCAGCACCGTTAGTGATTGCGTTGTTATTAAGTGATATGTTTGCCGACCCATCAAAAGAAACACCTGCAATAGTTCGAGCTGTAGCTAGAGTTGTTGCTGTAGATGCTGCAATTCCGAGAGCATCAATATCCGATTTTGTTTGGTCTGCTGTTGCTCCAGATTCAATTCCGTCAAGCTTAGATTTAAGAGTATTGGTGAAATCATTTGTAGTTA